ATCAAGATGATCTTCATCGAACGCTCTTCACTTACGCGAACTTCCTTGCCACCAACAAACTCACGGAACGCGCCGCCTTCGATGCTGATACGCTTGTTGCCGCCGCCGCTGCCGCCACCAGCGAGGGTGTTTGTCAGGCTGTCTTCGATGCCGCTTAGCAGCGCAAGGGCTGAATTGCTAGGCTTACCAAACAGGGTCATTTCGTTGCTCATCTTCGCTTCTCCAGTTACATGTCTTCGTTGGGGTCAGTAAAAACCAGTTCAAGTTGAACGGGCGCTTTGGGGTCTTCGACTTTCGGTACTTCCGATTCGGCTTTGGGTGTGCCCGACAGGGCTGCAATCACCGCAGGCACGTTGAAACGGTACGTGTTACCGATCTTCAAGTATGTGTCCTTGGGGATATGGCCCTGCCGCACCCATGCGCGAACAGTGGATACCGAAACCGTAAACTGCTTGGCCAATTCCTCGATTGGCACGAATGGTTCACTCATTACTTCCTCCGTACGGTTATGGTGTACTCGCTGTCCGTATTGAGTCCGGGCGGCAGCAAGTCAGGATTGGCCTCAAGGAACTCTTTGAGGTTCGTTTGGTGAATACGCTGGTGCAATAGCTGCGGCGCATTGTTTGCAACAATGAACTTGTGCATGGCTTCCCAGTTGTTTGTCCAGTAGTCAACCTTGACGGTGCGGTAGAACAAGCCTTCGCCAGTGCGTACGCTGTCCACGTTCTGCGCCTTGCAAAACGCCAAGAGCGCGGACTTTACCTTGACCATCTGAGCCATGAGCTTCTTCTCGTCGGCTTCGTAAGCAACACGCATCTCATCGTGCTTGACCTTCATCTTCAGGTACACCTTGACCAGCTTCTCAGGGGGTACAGCAGGGGCGGTTTCCTCTGTCATTTCGTTCTCCCCTTAATATTTAGGGCGGTCTAAAAGAAACATGATCTTCGGGGTAGCACCTGCGTTGATCAATTGGCTCGCCGAATAAGACACTCGGTGGTTGCAGGGTAGAGACTTCAACTCCCCCTGTTCTTCGTGATAGCCGGGGCCGACAAACTCGGTCGGGCGGCGGTAGTGCGGCACATAAACAATTTGCCCAAGGCAGTAAACGGTCATAGAGTCGCGGGGTGCAGCTACAGAAGTCATTTCGTTCTCCGGTTGTTGTTGGGATATTTATTATAGTGGTGTTTGGTGGCTTACGCAAGTATTTCTTTGTAGAGGTCAACTATTTTTGAGTGAACATCTATTTTGTTATCTAGTAAGTTGTAAACGTGTCTTTCTACACCTGACCCCACCAGTTGCACCACTGTAGACGGGTGGCGCTGACCCGAACGGTGGACTCGGGCATTGGCTTGGGCGTAGGTCTCAAGGCTAGATGTTGGCCCCCACCACACCACGGTGTTCGCAGCGGTGAGTGTCACGCCATGGGCGGCGGCTTGTGGCTGAATGACCAGCACCTTAGTGCCGTTGGGGTCAGTCTGGAATCGGTGGAAGATGTCGGTGCGTTTGTGTACGGGCACGTCCCCGCTGATCACCTCGGTTGTATAACCATCGGCGTTGAGCTTATCGGTCAGGATTCTGATCACATGCTTGAACGGCACAAACACCAGCACTTTCTGGCTGGACTCGTCGATCACCTCGGTCAGCACGTTGTAACGGTTCTTGATGTCAAACTCCAAGGTCTCGCCCGAGTCGGAATACACCGCGCCGCAAGATATCTGCAAGAGCTTGCTCATGTTCACCGCTGCATTGACGGACGTGATTTCCTCACCAGCAGCTTGCACCACCATCTTGCTCTTGAGCATCCCGTAGTAGCGTTCCTGCTGCTTGGTCAATTCAACGTGACGCTTGACGTATGTCATCTCTGGCAAGTCAAGGCACTCGTCCTTGGTAAACCGGATAGCTGGCTGCAAACATTCAAACACGGTCTGCGTGGCGGTTCCCTTGGCAAGCCAGCGGAAGTTGCTTAGCTTGATCATCACCATGTCGCGGAAAGTCGTATAGAACTTGGGCACACCTTGCGGGTTGACCAGCTTAGCCAACCCGTACGCATCGAGGGGGGACTGCGCAGCGGGGGTGCCTGTCATCATCCACAGCCACGTATCAGGCTTGACCAGCGTGTTGAGTATCTTCCACCGCTTGGTCTGAACATTTTTATAGGCGTTGGCCTCGTCAACCACAATCAGGTCGAAGCCGCCCTTGGCTATGTCTTCGGCAACAATCTCTACGCCGTCATAGTTGATGATCACAAACTCAGCAATACCGTTGACGATGGCCTTGCGCTTGTCCTTGGCACCATACGCAATGTCAACAGAACGGTGCATGGCAAACTTGAACAAGTCAGCCCTCCATGCCGAATCCATGATGGACAGGGGGCAGATCACCAACACGCGCCTTATGCGCTTTTGCTTGAGGAGGTAGTCAGCGGCCCAGATAACTGACCCTGTTTTGCCTGTGCCCTGCTCGTTGAGGCAGAACGCACGGCGGTTCATGGTGAGGAACGCAGAAGTTGTTTTCTGGTGGTCGAACGGTTTGTACTGACCCGGCCAATCGTAGCGTCCCATGATGGGTGATGGCACGTCTTTCACGCGCAGATTCTTGAGGACTTGCGCTTCGTCCAATCCCCAGTGCACCAACACTTGGTTGTTAGGGAGTTCCCTACTTTTAGGGATGACTGTCGTGACGCGATGCGGATTGCGCAGCGTCAACAACAAAGCCTTGTTGTCAATAATTTTCAATTCGCTCTCCAGCGCAGACGGCATAACGGAGCGAAGTGGGTGTCCCACTCGCTCTCGCCGCCATCGAAATTCCAATCTAACGCAACACGCGGGGCGTGTCAAGCGGGTTTCTTCCCACCTTTTTCTTTTACGCTGTGACCGTTACGGGCACGGTTCTTGGCGGGTGCAATGATGCGAAGGCCGGTCTTGTTTGAGCCACCCTTGGATAACATCTTAACGTGATCAATGTCCTTGCCCTCACGCTTGTCAGCCTTGCCGTTGCCGTTCTCATCGGGGGAACTGGCATCAACTTTTCGACGGGCGCGTTGGCGCTCCATGCGGTTAGGGAGTTCGCCACGCTTCTTCTGCATGTCGTACTCGTGGTCGTACGGTCTTGGTGATTTGGTGTACGGCATATCAATTCCTTCCGTTGTGCTGGCAACTCAGTACCACGCAGTGCTTCCTGCAAAGGCCCGAGGTCTTGGGGTTCCACACGCCTGTCTCGTACGCTCTTTTCATGCGCCCATGATCGCGCAGCCACTTCTCCCACAGCTTGGGTTCATCCGCTCTGGAGTAGCTTGCTTTGGGGAACTGCTGCGCAACTACAAAAAGCAGCCCTGCCTTGACGTTGGTTACTTCGGGGAAATGCTTGAACACTGCCAACGCCATCAACTCAAGCTGCCCTGTGTCGGCATACTTTGCACTCTTACCCGTCTTGTAATCCACGATACGTGCGGTACCGCCATCCTCAATGATAATCAAATCCGCGATGCCGCGCCACCACACGTTGGGGTCTTTGAACCCGCACGGTTCCAAGTTTTCGGTCAACCCCATCTCGTACTCACACAGCTTGCGGCCTTGTCGCTGTTTGAGGTTACCCAATGAGTGCTTAGCATACATGAACTGTGGCGGCAGGGGGGTGCCATCACGTATGTAAAACTCAGCCGCTTCGTGAAAGGCGGTGCCGTACAGCAGGTGTTCTACGCCCTGATCTTCCTGCACATCCTTGACGACCTTCAGGTGGTAGAACTTCTTAGGGCATTGTTCAAACGTCTTGATGGACGAAAACGACCATGCGGGTATCTTGACTGTCACAGTTCGTCCAGCCTCAAGTTGAGTTCCTTCAGCTTGGCTTCGATGGCTCTGGCGTCTTTAATTGTTTGATATGGATTTACGTCTGAGTTGGATGTTCCAATTCGACTAACTACCCCCCAAATCTCCTCATCCGTCAACCCTACCCATTCGCGCTCTGGGAGTTCAGTTATTGCTGATTCAATCGCGCCACGCTCTATCAGCCGCGCAAAGTCAAACGCCCCGCCGATGTTCGGAGCGCATTGCGCCCACAGCGCCCTGATTTCCTCATCCGTCATCGACCTGCGCGGCTCCTGCCCCATCAGCTTATCGGTCGCTTCTTGTGCAAACTTTTCTAAATTTTCCCGAGACCAGTTTGAGAATTTTGACATTTCATTTCCAAACGTTAAAGACATTTTTGTTAGTCACTTCAATTAGCGTGTCTACTGGACGCAGCTTTCGACGCCCAACCCTCACCGGCATCCGCAGAAATTTGTCTGCGTACTCACGTGTCACCACGGATTTAGAACAGTCCGGGCAAACTCTGCGACGATAGATGTCAACGTCGTTTTTCCGGGTTTCGAGAACCAACGAGTTAATCTCGCTGTCGCAGTGCGGGCACTTCACTTCGGATGCCGCTTGTTAAAGAAAGTCATCCAGCACTTCGCGCAGTGCCACTTGTCCCTGACCTCCACGCCCCCTTTCGGGTCGGCGTCCAGCTTGCACACGCCACAAGCCTTCAGCTTTTGCGCTGCGTTAACGCGTTCCTCGGTAGTAACTTTCGTCATGTGTTCTTCTCCTTACATTCTTTTAAGTTCATTTTTTATACCTCTGCTGGGTTTCTTCTGCGTCTGCCAGCATCTTGCCAACTTTACTAAGGTAGACCACGTTGCTTGGCTCGTCATCTCCAACATCTACTGATGGCGGAGTAAAGACTGCTGCCGTTTTTGCCTGAAACTTTGGTGATATAACTTGGCAGTGATACCCGGCCCAATCAAACTCCTGAA